GTTTTCTGTTCAAAGAATTTAAACTTTGGAACACAGAAGCCCCATTTCTTTTCATAGAAACTAAATTCGTATGGTGTTGCTCCTGGTCTCTCATCTGAAACGTATAAATGTTTCTTAAATGTTTCTAGATTTACTGTCTCGTGTACTGGTTCAGAATAAACCATACAAGATAGTTTATCTTTTTTATAATCTATAATCTTCTCTCCTTTATGTTTAACCCAAGCATCTCTTATAATCCATTCATCTGGTACTGTCCAAGTATCTACTTTGGTTCCTGATGGTATTTCTATAACTTCTAATTCTAAAAGTTGCTTGAGATACTCAATTGCATTGTCGTATCCCTCTCCTAATAAACAAATATTTAATTTTGATAAATCCTTAATTAGATTCAACATGTTTTTGATTTTTAACTATTCCTCTACGTTGGTCTCTTAATTTTTCTACTGCACTTCTATCTCCTTCTCTGTTTAAAAATTCAAATATCTTACCACAAACTGATTTCTCTAGTCGTGGGAAATAATTGTAAACAAACATTGAGACTTGTGCTAACTTTATATAGAACCATCGTTTTAACGGTTTTCCCTTAAACATCCATTCCAGATTGTGTTTTCCAATCTCGAGAACCATTCTTCTAACTGCCTTCTTGTAAGCGTTGTTATACTTGAAGAAGAACTCTTCTTGGATATAGGTATCATCGAATAAGTATCTTTGGTAAAAGGTACTAACTGCAAGGGGGTTTTTGATGTTTTGGTAGATTTGAATACCTGTTTGTTGGTATTTTTCTCTAAGCCAGTATTCTTCAAAGCCATATTGTTTTGCATATTCTTTATAAATTGCTGTGCCAGGAAATGGCATTAAGCAACCTGATACTTGGAAGAGTGTTACGTCATTCCAGGTCTCTCTAATAAACTTTATATTGTTATCTACGTTCTCTGGTGTTTCCCAAGGGAATCCAGTCATCATACACCCATATACCTGTAAACCTGCGTTATGTGCCATCTTAGCGGCTTTTATGTTCTGTTCGAGTGTTACCCCCTTTCTGACTCTTTTAAGCGTCTCAGGGTCTCCTGACTCGAATCCAAAGGCTACAGAATGGCATCCTGAGTCCTTCATCGCCTCTAGTAGGTCTGGCGTAACTAGGTTTGCTCTTGAGTTAGCTCTCCAGGTTACATTAAGTGGTTTTATTAGCTTGCAGAACTCTCTTACTCTGTTTCTGTCTAGAGTGAAACAGTCATCTGCTATTGAAAAGCTAGTAATACCGTACTTCTCTTTGCGGTGTTTTATTTCTTCTATTATTGTGTCTAATGGATATGTGCGTAATGATTGTTTAAATACTTGCCAATCACAGAATGTGCAACAACCAGGGCAACCCCTACTTGTATATATTCTATGAAATCCTTTTATAAGTCCGTCTTCTCCAGTAAATGTATCTTGGTCAAAGCAGGTCAAGTCGGGTCTTGGAAGGTCAGCAAGGTTCACTGGTGGTTTCCTATCTAAAATACCTTTTTGGTTGGGGTTTTTTAAGATGTCTCTTAAGACATCTTCTCCCTCACCAACGATTACCATATCTGCTCCATTATTTAATACTTCTTGTGGACAGTCTGTCGCATGGGCTCCACCAACTACTGTTTTAAATCCTTTTAATAATCCAATAATTCTATATGTCTGTGGAACATCAAAAGTAATCATACTAATACCAATCAAATCTGGCTTGTATTCTTTTGCTATCCTATAATAATCTACTGGTGTTAGTGGTTTCTTGAAGGTATTAATTGCTGTCTTAGTTTCCCATCCTTCTTCCTTCGCAACTGCTGATAACATAGCCAATGTCATTGGTACCTCTGATACCATTGTTGGATATATTAGTAGTAGTTTAGGCATTATCAATTACTTTTTTTATTTCTTTGGTTGTATCTAAATGTGGACTAGCGTGAGTTTGTAAAACTTGAAATCTTTGATTCTGTAATTCTCCTGGATTTGACAATTGCTGTTTAATGGTGCTTAATAATTCAGGTATTTTTACCTTCTTTACAGCTTCAGAAAACATTCTTGCATAGTCTACATATCTAGGGTCTCCATTACAGCTCTTTCCCTTCCAATTATCGCATATTACGACAGGTATGTCAAGGCTTTGAGCCATTAATTCAAAAGTGCTTTCGCTAATACTGACAACAAGGTCAGCAGTAGACAATATTTCAGCACATTTGTCAAGATGGTCTTCATCTCCCCTGTTAGAAAATAGTGGATTGTCGTATATTTTGGGGTCATGTACTTCAATTATTTTAGTTTGAATGTTCACTCCTTTGAGTTTTCTAAGTAAACTCGCCACTTGTCTATTTTCATCAACCTCTCTGTCCCAATGTTCAGGACAAAAGACAATATTGGTGCCAGTATGTTTCTCACGTGATTTAACATGTTTAAGAATTGGTGAACCAACTATGTGTATTTTATTATAATCATTGCCAGCATCTATTAATCTTCCTTTATCGTTAGGTCCCCATACACAATGAGCGTTTCCTTTCAATGGTTCGTTAAATGGTGGAAAGTATCTTGACGTTCCCCATCTTCCGTGTTGTACTACTATCACTGGTTTTCCACTTCTCTTAGCTATCTGTATTAGATTTCTTTCTAAATCACTAATGTCAGTCCAAAGAACTACTTTGTCTGCATCTTGTATGTTATTGACAAGTTCATATTCCTTTTCTATTTCATCTAAAACGTGATTATAATTCCTGATTAGCAATTTCATCTTCTTGTTTTCTTACTTTTAATCCTCCTGGTCTTTGGCAAGCCAATTCCCAGTTAAGTGCGATAACAGATGTTTCTGCTTTTTTCCAAACATATTCTGATTGTTCCTTTTGTAGTTTCTCTCTGAACTTTACATCAACAATAAGTTTCTCTAATTTGTTTACCCAGTCTTTGGTATTATTCTTTGCTCTATAATTTACTTCTGTTTTATATGGAAGTACATCTGAAGCTAAAACAACTGAACCAACTGCGGCATACTCATAAAACTTAATGTTACTTTTACCGTGATTAAATTCATTATCGTGTAATGGTGCTAGTGCTATATCAAAATCACAATCAGAAATAACATTAGGATGTAATTCAGGTGGAAAGAACGGGATGTGTATAACATCTTCCATTTCTTTCATCTTGTCATACCAAGTTAAAGCATTTTCATAATACTTCTTTTTCTCTGGTTTTAGATTTCTTTTAAGTAGTTGGTCATAAACATACATCTCTCCTTCTAAAGGAGCTCCAACCATACCTTGAATAATAAATCTAAAGTCGTGTTCCTTACTAAGTTGAACAAGTGGTCCTGTTATAAGGTCTAGGTCTCCCCAATGTGAGGCTGCCCCAGAATAACCTATAACTAACTTCTCATTCTTTCTTGGTCGTGGCTTATAATAGTTGTGATTGATTGAGTTATTGCATAAAAAGATTGGTTTCTTTCCTTTGGTCATCTTCTTAATCTTCTTTGCAAGTTCTGGACTTGGTGTAGTGCAGACATCTGCCTCTAACATAAATCCTTCATACTGGTCCTTAAATGCTGTAGAAACCATTTCTGATGGATTATCTTTGTTCACACACCAAAAGTCATCATCAATGTCATAAACTATTCTTGCACCAGCAGCTTTAAACTGTCTAAGTGCTTTCAATGGATTTGTTTGTGGGTGGTAAGTTCTTCCAAAAACTACTACATCTGGAAATTCAAGTAGCTGTCTAGCTATATCATTCCCATCTAAGTGCATAAACTTTACCATGTGCCCTCTATCTCTCAATCCAATTGACGGAATGTGATTTCTGTGAAACCAAATTCCACTTTGCCATGCGTATGGCGTGTCTGTTATAAATAAAATCTTCATTTTAAATTTTTAAGAAATAATATAAATTGTTCTGTCTCTGCTATTTGTGCTTCCTTTTTAACCAACTCTGGTCTTCTACCTTCTTGTCCTTCTAGGATTCTTCTGGTTATCCACTCTTGCATAATTTTCTCTGCCTCTAATTCTACATTATATCTCTCAATTAGATTTTTTCTAACTTTATTTCTTCTACGGTTAAGTAGAGTGTTTTGTATTTTGTTTTGAATTTTCATAGTCTGATTTGGACTCTGGTCTTACCCCCCACAGAGTCCCATGGGGGATAAAAAACCAAACTTTTAAGTAACTACTATCCTGCTGTTGCAGTAGTAGTCGCACAGTTAAGACCCCTGTTTTGATTCTTTGTAAATACTTTTGCACCGTAGGTGGTCCAAGTAATGAAATTAGCACCTAATTTGTCTTCGCATTGTCTAATTTCTAAAGAAGGAGCTTTCTGTAAAACTAAGTCAATAGCACCTTTTCTACCGAAGTAAAGTGAACGACAACCTGTAGCTGACATGCTTGTTGCAGATGGACCACCCTTGTCTCCAGGAGCAATCGCTGAACAAGTACCAGAAGGTAGATTGTTGGAAATATAGACTTGGAAGCCCATGAAATCTCCAGCATATCCATTTCTTAGTGTACTGTCTGCTACGTTGTAACCTACGTTTGTGGCTTTAATCTCAATCTGCTGTGCTACCTTTGGGGTAATAACAGCTGCCCAGTCACCCATCTCTTCAACATTAGATTCTCTTAATACTCTTCGAGCATTTGAGAAAATAGTAATGATTCCAGCGGATGATGCAGATACAGCTTCGTTAGCTGTACCGCCTTGCATATCGGAAGCATCTACAGCTGCGAAACCATCATCACCAGTAATTTTTGCAAATGTAAAGGTGTCAATAGCGTCTTTTAGTCTGTAAGCAGCTTCTTCTGCGTTAGGCATGATTTGGTTGATGTTTGCCTGTAAGTCTTCAACTTTATCTAAGTAAAAGGTACAATGTTTATGAGTAGATACTACTAGAGTATCGTACTTATAGTTTAAGTTTGTAGCGGATAATGGTGTTCCTGGTGTATAAGTCTGAGCGGATAAATCACCAATATAAGGTTTGTGAATAGTATCACCAAACTTTAGGTCATCTCTTAGGTCTGTATTTGCAACAGCTAAGGATACTAAACTCTTATATAGTGGGATTTGAACGCTTGTAGACCATATTTCAGGAACTATCGCACTTGTGTCATTTGATACAACTCTTCCCATCGTTTTGTCGCCTCATTCCTTCTAAACTATTCGCTTTCCGATTTCTGGTTTCCTATAATCTTTTATAAGTCCAGCGTTTCTTAAAGCCTCTTCTTTCTCTGCTAAAGTAGCATTTCCGTCTTTTATCAAGTCAGATAACTTCTTTTCGCCTGAAGATTCCTGTTTAGTCGAAGGTGGAGGCGTGTTAGCCTTTTCTTTCTCGACTTTATATTGTTCATTCCAGAATCCGAAATCTTTATCGTCTCTGGCGTCTTTTAGAGAAACATTCTTGAGTTTCGCTTCTTGCTGTAATCGTACTCTTTGAGAGGTATCTAAACCTTCAAATGCTCCAACTACTTCTGCAATTGCTTCTGGGTCAAAATCTACACCTTGACTACCAGCATTAGCCTTATCATTCAACTTTACTTCAACTTCTTTAAGTTTTTGCTCGGATTTTTTAACCCTTGCATAGAGTTGCTTATTAAGACCCTCAACTTCTTCTCTTGTCATACCAGGTTCCGTAGAGGCTGGTTCCTCAGTTACCGTTGGTTCCTCAGTAGTTTCCTCTTGAGTCTCCTCTGGTTCTTGATTTTCTTGCTCCTCTGCAGGAACAAAATCTTTTGTGTTTTCCATAGTTTTGTAGAGTTATGGTAACTCGACCATTTAGGTAGCGATTTTTATGGGAATAGCGAAACCCTAACTATAATTAGTTCTCTCTTTATTTTCTTTTTTCTTAACTGTTATTCTTTTCACTAATCTTTCTAATATTTTAACTGCACCCTGTTTTCCCAGTGCATCATCCCAACTTGTTGCTTTCGTCACATCTTTCAATTCTATAATCTCTTCTTCTAACCAATCACGCAAAGCAGAGCCTTCTCTCTTAGAGTCTGCTAAGTTGTTTAATATATTGTCTCGTAGATTTTTATCCATTATATTCTAGATTGTCCTCCTTGAGTTGGGCCCGCTGGTACAGCTGGTCTCGAAACCCCACCTCCAGCATTTTTAACTGGTACGTTTTGTGCTAATGTTTCACTCATTCCAGGTGATTTAACATCTGGTTCAATATCTATTGGATTTACTCCACTGTTTTCCATTGCCTTGTAGAAGATTTTCTTCTTAGCTGGGTCAACTAGGATTGTTGGGTCGGCGGTAATTGCCTGTAATGCTGCAAAGAATATTTGGGTCATTGCACTTGTATCCTTCATTTCTTCAGTGATAACTATGTCCAATTTATATTTTACATTCTTATATTCATTTTTTAATACATTCAATGGTATAATGTTTTCCTTATTCCATTTTTCTGTAATTGTTGCCTTTATTATGTCTGTCCATCTTGTTGATGGAATACCTCCACTTTTCCCAATCTTACTAATTGTTTTCTTCTTAACCTCTTTGTCAATATTCATTTCTCTGATAACATCTAAGTCTTCTCCTACAATCATTAGTTCATGTGCCTGTGTACTTTCTTTTTCAAATCGTGGAATAATTACTTCGTAAAGTAATCTCTTAACAGCTAAACCTATATTCTCTCTTAGTTGGTCAAAATGACCTCCTGACATTGAGGCTGCTAATTGAGCTGAACCTAATGGTGTTCCAGCTGGCAATCTTTCTCCTCTATTAACGTCATAAGAAAATGTGTTCTCGTCTCTGTTTTGTGTCCACTTATTTAATTCATCATTAAAGAAAGCTAGATTTCTATCACTCATATCAACTTGTGTAATCTCAGATTCAACCTTGATAACTTCACCCTGAACAACATCTGTGTTTAGGTTAGTGTTAACATCTTGGTCTCTGGTCTGAAATACTCTTAATGATGCAAAGTAAGTATTCTTTGCTTGTTGATTGGCTAGTTCATTCAATCTTTGTTGTGTGTCAAATAACATTTCTACTATTCCAACTCCTAGCCATCTGCCAGGAATCTTGTTCATGTGAAACTCAAAGTATGGATGTCCATCAACTTTGCTTGACTTTAGAAGTTTTGCTTGACTTGGTTTGTCCCAGTAAGTATCTTCCTCTGTGGCACCTGGTTCGGCTACAAATGTTCGTTTGTATTCCCAACCACTACCAACCATTTCTTCACCATATCTCTCATAAACAACAATGTATGGTTTTTCTTTGGTCGGTGCATTTTGATTACCTCTTCCACATTTGCCCATCCATGTTTCTTTCCAATCTTTCTAAATTCCATAGGAGTGTAAAGATGTCTTTCTATAATATAATTACTATCATTAAGGTCATCTGCTCCTTTATTGAGCATAAAGTTTCTTAAATCAACGAAGAATACTTCGTTACCGATAATCTTGAGAACAACTGAACCGTAGATTGGTAGTCTCTCAAAAATACCGTTAAGTGTAACTCCGAACTCTTTGTCTTTCATCCAAAACTTTAAGTCTCTTTCGAACTTCCAGGTTATCTTTGGATTAGAACCTGGTGCTGTTTGTATTCTTATGTGTTTGGTATCAAAATCTATTGCTTTGGTTGTAACCGCACAAGGATTTCTAACTATATTAAAGAAGTATTTTTTGTCTCCATCAACGTCAACATCTCCAGTTTCAAACTTGGAGTTGTAATATCGGAATATTTGGTCAATAGTGTTTCTCTGATTAAATGAAAAACCATCGACAATCATTACATCCTGTGATAGATACTCATCTACTTCATTATGTATTTGTTTTGCTATGTCTGTCACTATAGTTTCTCTATTTTCTCTGCTAATTCTTCAACCTTCTTTGGTACAAGTGAACCTCTTGGGTGCTTGTCGAATAAATCTAAAGCCGCTTCCATAATGGCTTTAACTATTTCTTCTTTTTTTGATTCTTTTTTTGCGAATTTCATTTTATTTGTATTGAAATTGTTTTTTATTTCTTTTTGGCATCGACTTTGCAATTTGTCTCTTCTCAATTATTTTAGGTGATATGTCCCAGAATCCTAGTAATGTAGATATTACATCATCATCATGGAATCCACGTTGAGCATTGGCACCCTTTGAACGAGCTTCATCGCTCCATACAAAGGTTTTAAATTCATTTATAGTCTTTTCATCGTGGATATGTGGGTACCCCTTCCTAAGCATATCCTGGAAGTGAGCAACCAGTGCATGTTTAGATTGGTGAGAAGTCTTCCAACCTAGTTTTTCTATTTCTCTATTAAACTTTAATTCGAATACTTTTCTCTTATAGATGTTTAAATCTTTGATTGCTTCTAATAAAGCAACTCCTGATGCGTTTACTTCTGGTATTACCAATGGTTTGTGGTATTTGTAGTACAAAAACTTTACCTTTTCAGCTAATGCGTGAATTGGTATCTTTCCATTCCATTTGGCTACTTTTCTGCCTTCGGAGCTTATGACTGATATACTAGATGGGTCTATAACACCCTCTGAAGGGTCTACCCCCATCTGGTAAGTAAGCTCTTTTCTATATTCTTCGTATATTTCACAACCTTCTTCTGACTTCATGGGCTTGCGTAGCATCCTTTGAAGCCTTTGAATGTGTTCTGGTGCGAATACTGCCTTGTCTGTAAGTACATCTGGAGACCATTCTCCATAAACATACCTTCTAACGTATCTATCATCCTGGGATAACTGCTCTTCTAAGTAATCAGGTGGTAGGTATTTCTGGTTGTCAAACATTGATGACTCTATCAGAAAGGTTTTTGGTCGTGGGTTTGCCTTAAAGTAGTCGTATGCCCAGAAATTAGCAGGATTAGTAGTCATGTTACCCTGTCTAACAGGACATTCCATTCTTCTAAGACGTGAATTAAGGGCTTTAAACACTGGTTCGTCAATTTCTTCTAACTGGTCAATGAAGTATCCACCTAGATTAAGGGACTTATCCTTCTGTTCTGCCTTCTTAATGTCACCCTCTGAACCTACTTGTAATGCGTCTAGTCCAAATAGTATGATTTGTGAGCCATTTGTGAAGTTAATCACTGCATCCTTGACTCTATGTTCATACCAGGAACGTGGCATAATATCAAATAAATCAGGCAATATAGCTCTTTCAATATCATTAAGTGTCTTTCTTCTTAATAGAACACGATTCTTTGTGAAACACTTAACAAATAGAACTAACTTAATATATAGTGCTAATGATTTACCTGAACCAAAACCACCAGAGGCTAGACAAAACTTATCCTTGAAGTTATTAATAAATGCACTCTGTTTAGGGTTGAAAATATAGTTCTTCCCATTGAGTTCAATTTGATTTAATTGAAATCCCCCAAGAAGCTTTTGTCCAAGCAACTCAAATTGGTCCATTAATTAACGAATGGTTTATATGCTTTGATTTTTTCTTCTCTAATAGGAGCTGCTTTTGCTTTAGGTGACATTTCTTTCTTGTAACCCTTTGGTAAAGCTGCACTCTTCTTTATCTTGTATGGTAATAGTACTTTTGCCATTATAGTTTATAGTTTTTACGTTGATTATATTCTTCTTGTTTGCCTAAATTCCATTGTTGGACTGGTCGTATATATCCAACTACCCTGGAATAGACCTCACACTTCTGAAAATCATGTAGTCCTGTATCCTTCTTATAGCAGGGCTTACACTTAAATATCTGGACTTTGCCATCAGGAGTATCATATTCTAATAAAAAACCGTCTATGACCCCTTTCTGTGCGTCTAGATAGATTTTTTTACCACAGTCATAACATGGTTTGTGTTCTTCTAACATAATTATCTAAGAGCTAAGCAGTTGTCTTACAGCATATAAATAGCCGAAGATATCAACTGATAGCTATCCTATCGAAAGGACTGGCGTTCCCAGCCCATAAATAACTATTCTCCTTCTAATTTAACATCCTCAAATAGAGGCTCTGTTGTTACTTTATTCTCTGCTGTATATACTCTGAAGGTATATTCCTCCCCAATATTAAGATTTGTATATACCGCCTTGGG